TATCACCCAATTTAAAACGTTTTTTTCTATGATTCTGTCCGACTACTGAAACAACTTGAGTTGCAGTTTTAGTTTCAATTCCGGAATACACAATCATCTTTAGATCGTTTTGTATTCCAAAATTACTATCTCCGGGTCTGTAAATTGCAGTAGTATCAAATACTTCACTATTTCTAATAAATGCTTTAAACATTTCTCGTTGGTCTAATTTAAGATATGGTTTTGCAGTTATATTACTGTACAATCTATTATTCGGAGTAGTAACTGTTAAATTAAAAGTTCTTGAAACTGCACTGTAACCTAGAATATCTCTAGCTTCTACTGTAAATGAATAATTTCGATCAAATGTAGTAGTGCCTACATCCAAACTGAAAATACCACTATCAAATGTAAGCAACCCATCGTCTGCACCTAATTTAAACTGCGGAACTTTGCCAGTTATCTCGCCGTCTAAATTTAACGTTAGCCCAGGTGGTAATTTACCTGATGTTTTTACATATAATATAACAGACTCGGTTATTGTACTAGATGCAACAACTGATAACATACTTGTTAAATTTGCTTCAATAGTACCTAAGTTTGATCCAGTAACCCAACTCATTACACTTTCAACTTCACCTAATACTTGAACAGTAAATGTACGTTTACTCATAGCAGTTTCTGCACGATCACTTAGTCTTTTTGCAGTAACAGTAAATCGATAAGTTTTAGTAATTGCTGGCTGGTACGGCACAACGCCAAAGATTTCCGCAGTACCGGGATCAAATTGCATTCCTGGTGGTAACACGCTAGGAGTTAAATCTGGATTGATTGATTCTAGAGAGTAAACAATTGGACCAAGATCTAAATCTTCATAAGTATCTAATTTTATAGTTTGATAATTGTTTGCTCTACGAATGCCTAGATTAGCAGGAGTAATCCATATAGGCGCACGAACATATGTTGAGTCAGCTGTAAATGTTCCTGACCCTGCTGTAGTAATTACATTGTCTGCTCTAAAGTAGTCGTCTCCTACTACATATATTTTAAACTTTCTTTTTACTTCTGTATCACCGTCGGTAATTGTTACTATAAATTCATAGTTTCGATTTAGTTTTTTAGGACTTAAACTTGCCGCAACGTAACCATCAAAACCATTTGTTGATTTATAACCAAAATCAAATGCAACAGTGTCATAAACTGCTGTGTCAAAATATCCGTTGCCTGCAGATTCTGGAATAACTAATGCAGGTTGCACCCAGCCAACTATTCTTCCAGAATCAGTTAATACTAATCCAGGAGGTAGCTCACCGTCCTTACTACCAATAAAATATTTTAACTGCTGACCCGCCGCAGTGTCTGTATCGATAGCCAATAGTTGAAAATCAATATAAGAGTTATCGAGTATATAATATACATTATTTGGTCCAATCGGCAACGAGCCAGCTGCCGTTTGCCACACTGGTTGGTCAGCACCTTCTACAGTCCAGAAGAATGTTCTATCTGCAATTTGTATTCCGTTGTTGGCCCTGATAACAAATTCAAAGTCAGTTGATCTAGGAACTTCAAACGCAGTTCCTTGAATAGTATTGTTTACTATTCTTAGGCCAGGAGGCAACTTACCAGAGATAACTGAATATGTAATTTCTACACTGTCGTCTGCAGGCAGCGTTAAATTAATCATAGTCCTTTCTTGTATAGTTCCAAATCTATAACCAGATTTTTCTGTCCAGACTGTTAATGCCATTACAGTGTCCTTCTTATTCTAGGTCTAGGATATACTGATCCAGTAGTAGGTCTAGGTTTGTAATTAATTTTAGGAAATGTATTTCCATTGAGAAATCTTTCTTTGTAATAGTATAGCACTAGATTAGCAGCGCCTTGCAGATCTTGTCCGTCTGTTGCACCACCCGTTGTGGCTATTAACTGACTTTGTTTAGCATATGCAAGTATGTATGCTTTAGCCTGCGATTGATTCATGTTGGGGTATATTTCTAAGGCACACGCTAATACTCCGCATACTTGTGGACTAGCCATACTTGTTCCGCTAAACTTTCCTAAATAATAACTAGCACTTCTTGGATCTGCAGTACCACTTGGTAATGCACTGATAATATAAGTTCCTGGCGCAAATAAATCTACACCCGGTCCGCAGTCACTATACGATACCTTTTGATCTATCTGAATTGAATCAATGGATCCAACACAAATTGATGGTAACTCATAGTCCCCATTAGTAGAATTATCATTAGCAGTAGGGCTAGTTCCCCTCATGTAATAGTAAGGTTGTGCTACACTGCCGGGATATCTGCTGGCCATTTCAAATGTGTTGTTCCAATCTAGTCCACCGGGTACATCGTGTTTCCAACGACCGTTACCAGCAGCACCAACCATAACAATACCTTCTGCATATAAATCTTCTAAGTCAACATCGCAGGCTGCGACTCTAGCAGGAATTCGTTGACCGCTTATAAAGCCCCAACCGTTGAGTTGTTCAGTTGTAAAGCCACCACCTACTGTTTTTCTTCCGTTTGCACCTAGCTGTAAATCAATCTGCGCAGGTGTTGCTTCATAGAATACGTATTCGTTGACCATATTAGGACTGCCTAGTGTTCCTGAAACTGCTGCCGCACCCTCAACTCTTACACGATACGTTCTTGTTCCTGCTACAATGTTAATGGTACCCTGCATAGAGCTATGGAATTGACAAACATAATATAGTGTAGACGGAGCATTATTAGGCACAGTAAATGTAATGGTACCGTTTTGTGTACCATTATTTGTAACGCCTGTATTGTATATGTTGCCCGAACTATATGCCCCAGACACTGTTTGTATCCAAAAAGGATGTCCGCCGGCACTGACATTGAAGGTATATGTTCCACCTCTTTGTAAAGTCAACGTAGGGTCAGATTCTGAATTGATAATGTAGTCACTGGCTCCAGAATTAGTCACAGTGTATGTACCTGATCCTGTTCCTTCAACTCCGTAATAAATTCTTTGTACAGAGTTATCGGCGCATGACCACATAATCTTAGGCAAATTAGGTGTGGTTGCATTTAAATTAGTATAGAGTGTTGATCCACCGCCAAATGTTAGATAATGATTAGTACTAACATAAATGGTACTGTATGAAGTTCCGAGATATGTTATATTAAACGGTAAATTTAATGTCCAGTAGCCGTCATCATTGTTACCAACAGTGGGAGTTGTTGAACTTGTTAAACTAGCAGCCCCAAGTAAATTATTAGTAATAGTTGTAACCCCGGCAGTAGCTGAATGTGAGTCAGTAACCACAGTTAATGACATTGCAGTAGCAAATGAAGGATTAGCAACACCTGACACATTAATTACTGTTGAAAAAGTAACAGTATATTGTTCGTTGTTTGGCAAATTAACTAAATTTTCTTGAATATTAATTTCAATAGTGCCACCGTTATTTGTTGATTGTTCTATAGCGGTAAATCTATAAACTTCAACCGCACTTGAATTAGTAATAATAATTTCGCCAGCAAGCGACATACTTCCAGAAATTGCATCAATTGCAACGTTATGTATTAAATTTAAATCCGCGGGTCCTTGTATGCCAAGTGCATAACTACTATCGGGTTGTGACAACTCAATAAAATACGCCTGCTGACCTTGTTGACTCCAAGTACCAGGTTTGCTTAAAATACTTCCGCCTGGTGGAGTATATGGTCCAACAGTAGTAATTCTATTACCGTAATTTTCAAACCCTGCTAGTGTTGCAAGTCGTTGATTTGATGTACATACTCCGCTATATCCAGTGTAGGTAGTAGCACCACTAGGAGTATATCGAGTACCTCTATAAGTTACTGCGGTAATATCGCTAAATGACCATTCACTTGGAAATATACTTTGACCCCAGCTGTTATTAACAATTGTTGGATTCTTTCTTCCTGTATTGTTATTAATACTTTTATTACGATGAAACGCTCTTATATAGTCAAATACATAACTAAAATTTCCAGGATTACCTGTGTCGTAATACAGATTGTAAATGTTTGCACTACGAGCCCAACCCTGTGTATTGCCTGCAATCGTCCCAGCTACATGAGTTGAGTGGTCCCCAGTCCCGTAGGTATATGTACCATTAGACCCATTACCAATTTCAGCATTGTGTTGATACCAATTGTATTGTTGGGTTCTAGTGCCGCCTGTGCCATCTGCATTAACGGCATATTCAGGGTGATTCCATACAATGCCGTTTAAATCGCACACTACTACATCAACGTTTCGACCAGTTTGTGTAAGATCGATTGTACCAGTTGCAGCCGGAGTGCCGGTACCATTACCATCATATCCAGTACCACCCCATCCAGCTCGTTGTACGCCTTCATTACATCTTAGCAGACCCCAGTTTTTCATTGCTGCTGATGTACTAGATGACTTGTCCCAGTTTGACGAAGTTTGAGAAACGGCAGTGGTACCGGCCTTAATACCAAGGTAATAAGGAGCCAGTGTTACTGATTTAATTCTTGGGTCGTTCTTAAGTTCAACAGCTTCCCAGTCAGCTAACAAATAATGTGTATTTCTACTAGTAGGTCTACGATGCAAGCACTCAACACTTCGAGTTAGATCCAAATTAGGTGGAGTTTTACCTTGGGTTTCAATATCGCTGTAAATAGAATCTAAATCTTGAAAATCATTTACTGTAACAATATATTCTTTTTTTATAAGGTAGTCTGATATAGACATATTATACCTCAATTTGTAAGATACTTAACGTAACGGTAACAGTTGAAGAGCTACCGCTCTTGTTAGTAACTGCTAGTGAAATAATTGAAGTAGGTAGTGTCTCGTCATTGAATCCAACTACCGCTGGGGACATGATAATAGTTGCTGCCCCAGTTGTAATAACCTCTGCAATTACGCCTGCCCCCGGCAAAGGATCTACTCCTTCTGCTCTAGCACTGTCGGCAGTTCTAGCAGCACTGCTGGTATAAATTCTAACCCAGGCAGCAACACTGGTTTGTATTTTATATAAAACATAACCTTTTGCACCAACAATTGATATGTTTCCTGTTGCGCCATTTGCAAGACTTGCAGTAGTTTCTGAAACTGTTGTTCGGGATAAGAGACCACTACCACCACCTGCTGTTGCCCATGATAGCGTTCCAAATCCGTTAGTTGATAATACTTGCCCGCTTGTTCCGTCAGCTGCCGGCAATGTCCATGTTACATCAGATGCCACAGTTGCAGGTGCTTTAAATGCAACATAGTTTGAACTATCAAAATCTGCAAATTGTAAACTATTTTGTCCAGGTATTTTTACATTACCTATTAGATTAACAGTTCCGCCGGATGTTATTGTTGTAGAGGTTACAAGCTGACTTACGCTAACAGTATAACTTGTACCAGTTGTCGGGGTTCCTGTAGCAGTTTGATTTAATGTGTAAGTTCCTGCCCCGCCATTAATGCCAGAAACAAACGCAACAACATATGTACCAGCTGTAACCGAACCACCACTCAGAGCCATACCTACCGTAATTGTACCTACAGATACATTGCTAACAGTCATTGTTGTAGTACTAATAGTAGATGTAAATGTTGCCGAATTAACAGCAGTAATTGCTGTACCAAGTAAAGTTGTGCCGCCGCTAAAAATACTTCCCGCGGCCAGCGATCCACCAGTGACTGTACCATTTACAGTCAGTATTGGTCCAGCAGCTGGACTAGCCGCACCGTTGCCAATAATAGCATTAGTTGCTGTAACTATACCAGTTCCACTTATGTTTATAGTAGATCCAGTAAGGTTTGATATACTATTAACTTTCAATACACCTGCAGGCCCTAACTCAGCCCTAACTCCTAAAGAGGTTCCGTTGTGTGTTTGGAATTGAAATTTTGTTGGCATTACTCCAACAGATACGACACCGTCAATTATAGCAGATAATACAGCACCACCACGTTGTCCTGCCCCGTCGTAGCCTACAAAATTAATATCAATAATGTCGTCACCGTTGGCTACGGCCGTAGGAGATAATCCAGTTCCTCTAGTTCGATAAAACGTAAAATTAGTAGCGTCTGCAACATTGTGACTTTGTGCAAATGTAAAACCTTGCCCCCATACATTACTAAGAGAGTTTCTAGTAATGTATAGGTTACCGTCAACTGGAGTAACAGCATTACCAACAGTTAAGATAGTAGTTGGAGATATGTTTAATTCACCAGTCTTAGTTATATTTCCAAAACTATCAACTTTAAGGTCGCCGTGTAGTATAACCAACCCAGTGCCGTTTGGAGTTAAGTTAATATTACCATTATTGGAAGATATAATATTATGACCGTTTACATCTAAATTGTTACCTATAACAACTTTTCCGGTTCCATTAGGAGCTATAGTAATATTGGCATTACTGGCAGATACAATGCTATGACCATTTACATCTAAATCTCCACCTAATTGAGGACTAGTATCAGTAACAACATTAGTACCACCACTAATTAAATTTCCACCAGGGGTAGTACCGTCGCCAATGTACAGTTTAAGTTGTTCTGTGATAATAGGTTCCCCGACTGCAGGCGTAATGCCTAATCTATCTGCTTCGAGTCCTCTTCTAAGTTGTAATGCCATTGTTGTCTCCTAACCTTTTAAAATGTTCCAAAATCATAATTAATGCCGCCCGGTACTGCAAAAGTTCCAAAATCTGCAATGCCGTTAAATCCGCCGCCGGTAGCAGTTGAATTAATAGTAACTTCACCAAGTCCATCTGTTGGACTTATTGTTATATTTGTCCCGGCAATGATTTTGGTTACACCGTATAAACTGCCGTCATTGTTTCTAATAATGCCACCAGTAGGTAATGTTAATCTACCAGTTGCGTCAAATACCCAATCTTTACGTGTACCGCCGAACGAGCTAGATGCGTTAGCTGATAACTGCACACGAGCTGTATTCGATATTAGCTCTACATCTCCACCAGTTGCGGAAATTTCAGAACCTTCTATACTAATATTTTTACCTGTTTTAGCTGGAAACGTTACTTTAGGAACAGATCCTATTAGAACAAGTTCTTGACCGCTACTTACCAGCCTATCACTTGAGCCACCACCGCCTCCTGAAACAGTTCCCGGTCTCCATTGACTCAACCCACTATTCCAAACAAGTGCTTGGCCGTTAGCTGGTGCGTTTGTTACTGTATCAACATCTGCTAATACATTAATACTTGATGTGGTATAAACGCCATTAGTTACAGTACCAGCATTACCAGTTACATTACCAGTTACATTACCAGTTACATTACCAGTTACATTACCAGTTACATTACCAGTTACATTACCAGTTACATTACCAGTTAACGGGCCATTCAACCTAAGAGCTGAAATATTACCTGTAATAAAAATAAAGCCCGTACCTGAAATTGCCTTACCATTTAAATCCAAATCTCCACCTAACTGTGGGCTGGTATCTTCTACTAGATTGTTAATTGAATCAGGTGTCGATACAGTGATTGTAGTACCATTATTGCTTACTGTGATATTACTACCACCGGCAATGCTTCTAAAACTTAAAGAATCACCAATTAATGGATTTGATACTTTGGCTGCAAACACTGGACTTCCGCCGCCTAAATTTGTTGCATTGGATATAACATCAGTACCTAATGCCGCAAAATTTTCATTTACTTTGGTAAATGCTACTCGTAGATCATCACCAGTGCCGTCGTTTGCATAGGCGCCTAAATAGATAGTTTGTATATTACTCATGCGTTCGCTCTCATATACTATATTTAGCTTGAGTTGTTATTTGCCAAACGTCAGCCACAAAAAAACCCCGGAAAACCGGGGTTTTATAAGTTTTAAATTTTAGAAACTGCGTGTGTATGCAAAGTTTACAGAATTTTGCTCACTATCGCCACGTTGACGATCATAGCGTACTGTAAATGCATCTTTCTTTGTCAATGCATAAGTCACGCCAAGACGTGCAGTACGGGTAGTATCTGCAACTTTGTCGTCAAATGCTGAACGGAAACGATAGCCTGCACGAACACTGAACTTGTCGTTCAATGGAACAATAACACCTGGCTCTACTGCATAGTAGTCAGTTGTACCGGCTGTGCTTAATTTAGTACCATATGTACCTTTAAAGTAAGCAGTGGCCATGCCTAAGTCATACTTTGGAGTTAGGTTAACTTCAACTCTAGTTGATACTGCATTAGTACCATCAGTTTGAGCAGTAGACATTTGGAAACCGCCATCGAGGTTTTTAGTGATCGAATCGCTAAAGTTGATTAGATAACCAGTACCATTTTTAGCACTGCCTACTCCGTCTACAGCTGAATACTCGACTGTAGCAGAACCTGCCATTGCTGTTAATGATGCCAATCCTAAGATTGCTGTTGCTAGTAATTTTTTCATAATTTTCCTATTTTAATGATTTTACATATTCAACAAATTTACGTTGTTGTTGAAGAGCTTGTATTGTGCTTTCTTTACTGCGCATTGTCAAGCCTGGTTCGGGCGTTATTCCTGCCACTTGCAGACTTTTTACAAACTCACTATTACTTAACAGTTTACTAATAGCGGCCTCTATAGTTCTGACTGTAGCTGGATCCGCAGTTCGGTTTGCAATTACAATCCATTTAGTCGGCGGAGCGTCGATGCCCAGTTCTTTAAATGTAGGAAATGTATTTGATTGTAGAGCATTAGTAGCAACTACATCAATCTTTCCTTCTCGTTCATAAACTTCCATTTGAGCATACTGACTCCACATGGCATCCATATGTCCGCCTATTACCATAGGCAATGCTTCGTTAACACCTTTGAAAAATACATCTGTTCGTTCAAACGGTATTTGATTGTTTAGAGTCCAACTGTAAAAATGGTGAGCTCCACCGACACCGTTAGCACCTATGGTAATGGGATTGCCCTTGTGATTTTTCCAGGCTTGTATATTCTTTAAGGGACTGCCTTTTTTAACTACTAGTGCAATACCGCTGGAACGACCTAGTTGTACTAAATACTGGTAATCTTCTAAATCGATTTTGTCGTCAAGGGCCATTGCATTAGCAAGTGCAAGTGCATCAATAAAAGTAATTAACACATCGCTAGTTTTGGTCTGTGCTATGTAGCGCAAGCCAATTTGCCCACCAGCACCGGGCCGTGGTTCTATATTAACTTGCTGACCTAATTCACGTTCTAATGATGAGTGTAAGACTCTATTTGTAGTATCAACAATACCGCCTGCACCAAATGGTATAACAATTTTAATAGTCTGCGCATGTGCGGTTAGTGATAATAGTAATAATACTACTGTGATTATTTTATTAAACATATAGTCTCTTCATATTTTCCCTTAGGTGTAGGGATCGATCCTTCAAATATACTGATGCGTACTTGTCCTGGAAAGCCCATAGCATTGCCTAATAATTCTTCCATTGCTATCTTTTGTTCTTCTGCTACTGGCTCGTCTGTGACCATCTTGTATTCTATGTCATCAATAGCGTGTTGTACAATTTGCCACTGTAATAGTTTAACAAACTTTGATAGTTTGTATTGATGTGCCTGCGGCCAGAATCTAGTGCCATCTGCTCGTGTAAACAAGCCACGATCACGACCTAGTATGCGTTTCAGTGTAGGCCCATGACGTCCGCATGTACACTCAGGTCCTACTTCTGCCCAGTCGCCGAGATCATAGCGTATCATAGGTGCCGCAGAATTAAACAGGTCTGTGACCACTACACGACCTATTTCACCCACAGGTGTAGGTGAGCCGTCAGCATTGAGTATTTCCACAATGAGATTCTCATGCATGATATGGAATAGCCCACTAGTAGGACATTGTATGGCAATAGAACCAACTTCACTACAACTATAGTTGTCCTCAATTTCTAATCCTGCAACAGCACGTAAGCGTTCACGCAAACTATCATGCACTGTTTCACCGATGTTTTTAACGTGTTTGAGTTCAGTTAATGTAAAGCCCTTGCGTTCCCATTCTGAAACAAAGCCAGTTAATACACCAGCATGGACAATCATAACGTTAGGTTGAAATTTTTCCAAGTATTCTAACTGTTGATCAATATTCATAGCCACAGGTAGTGCTATGGCAGGGCCACTACCATAGAGTGCAGCCACAGGACCTCCCCAGTCTTCAGCTTCCATATACTCATTAAATCCTGCACGTATGCTGGCCAGCTTGCCGGCATAGTCCCTGTTGCTCCATTGGTGATCTCTAATCACATGAGCATGCCAGTATAAGGTAGTTAGGCGTCCTTTAGGAAGTTTAACAGGCTGTCCAGTTGATCCACTAGTCTGTGCCTCGCCCAGGGGTAAATGATTTGGCGGAATTGCTTTGGCAGCAAAATTACCACCAGCGGCTTGTATCTCACGTTTACCGAAGGGTTTTAATCTTTTTAGACCTGCTAAGGTCAACACACTGTTAGGGGTTAGCCCCTGTGCGGCTAGTCTAGTGCTAAAGTGACTGCTGTTCTTAGCATGGTGTTTAATCAAAGGAACAAGTCTATGTTCTTGTAGTTTTTCAAGTTCTTCTACAGTCCACCACTGACTCTTTTCTAACTGTGCAATTAACTGTTCTAATTCTGTCATCGTGTAAATGTTAAGATAGGGCAAGTATCAGCAATGTCGTAAGTTCCAGATTCAACGTATCTAGAGCCCGCTGGTGCTAGGTCTAATATTTCCTGTCTAGTAGGAAACCATGTAGTAGATTCACTATTACGATAAGCATCCATTGTGCTCATCTGTTCAGCAGTCCAGGGCAATTGACTTCTGTCAGGAAACAGTTGATCAAATAGTTCTACAATTAATTTTACTGGAACTACTGGACCGTGCTGATCTACTAGATACATTGGAATTAATCTTCTATAAGCTGAAAAGTTTACGGTGGGCTCTTTTGCTTCTGCGTGTAAACGTTCCATTGTAATTGGTGTATCTGGACGAGTAAACATACGGCAAGCAAATACACCACCAGGCTTTAGCAATTTTTGGGCCTTAGTTAACATGAACTCAACATCTTTGATGTCTAGCATGTTGATACTACCGTCACCAATAATGCCATCGTATGAGTTTTCTAGTAGCTCTACAGTTAGCCAGTTGTCATTGATTGCACGTTTGGTTTCTGTATTGCCCGGCCATACGTTCTCAATCATAGCAGGTTCGCGATCAACTGCTGTGACATGTGTGTAGGCTTCGGCAATCTGCGGAGTCACACCCATGAGTAGGATGTTGGCAGATAATGGAATTAAACTGGCAAAGCAGTCTACGATTTCTTGATTTGGTTGTAGTGGAGGACCATTACGTCCCCAAGCGCGGCTGCGTTCAGCCCAATGTGTTGTTGTCATAGCAGTATTTAACTGCTATGATAATTCCTATGAATTTTTCTGAATTAGTATGGGAAGTCGGTATCTTGTGTCGCACCATTGTTGGTTATGGTATGATTTCTAGAACTCAAATCCGTTAATTCACCGCTCAATGCTAGCTTAACATTGCTATCAACTACTAGTGATGTTGGTGGTGTAAAGTTAAGAGTATATCGTGGTATATTGCTAATTCTAATATCGGCTAGTTTTCCTTTAAAGTATTGACCATAGAAGCCACTACCACCGTCATAGGTTCTGCTACCAACAATCAAATCTAATGAACCGTTAGTTAGTGCGCCATCGTAGTAAACAACGTGTGTCACGTCTACTGCTACACCATTAAAGTATGCAACAACTGCTCCGCCGCTATTCTGTAAGGCTACGTGATTCCATTGACCGGGTGTTGGTTGGGTCCAAGTTGATACATTGCTATTATACATCAGTATTCTATTATTATTGTGATAAATGTCAAAACCTAAATAAGGCGGCACATTAGCGTCTTGACATAACACTGATCTGTAGCTGGTAGTACCGGCATCAGGCACTTTTTCCCACCACTCAACAGTCCAACTACTGCCTAAGTTCCAATCACTGGTATTGTCTGCTATTCGTACATAATGATTGTCTGTGCCATTAAATCCTAGGCTTAATGGAACTGGTATAGTAGATCGACCATAACGTGCGGCTGTTGCGTTATATTCTGTTCTAATAGCACCGCCAGTTAGAGCATAGTTCCATACTTTAATTTCACCCATTAATCCACCAAAGAAATCGTTTTGAGTATTATTGTTGTTATCTGAGAATGCCCCGATGTCAAATGGATTTGTATTAGCACCAATTACTACACCGGTAGTTTCTGCTACCTTAACACCGTTTATATAAACTCTTTTATGACCTGCATCTACTGTGGCCACAACATGTGCCCAAGCACCTGCGGTGACTAATCCTGCATTAGTAGTAAGAGGAGTCCAACTTGCATCATAGTATCCTTGCCCAGTATACAGTTGAACTTCGCCACTGGTGTCTATTCTCAACTTGTAGCATAGTTCTTTAGCTATGATTGTTTGATTAATGCCCGAGCCTACTACTGTAGGTTTAATCCATGCACTTAGGGTTATGGTGCCGAAGACTGAACTGTTCAAGTTGGCATTCATCAAGTCGCCAGCATAGGTTGACGTGCCGTTGAATACTAATGTTCCACCGTTGTTGGCGGATTTGCTACCGTTGGCAATAGATAGATTATTACTGCTTCCGCTGGCATCTGCCCAACCATTAAGTCCAAACATTGGTGTCGTTAGGCTAGCAGGATCTACATCTAATATCAGTCCAGGAGTTTGACTACTATCACGAACTGTCTTAGGACCTTCGTTAAAATATTCATTACCGTGAACAGTGGATCCTAGTCTAATATAATAGGTGACCGGACCTTCAGTAGTGGCATCGGAAGCAAAGGTAAAATTAAAACTATAATAAGTATTGCCGGGTCCTGGGTTTATCGTGCCACTGTCTTGGTCAACCTGCCCCGCCATTGGATACCCACCAGAATTAGTCACAGTCCAATAGGCAGGACTATTGTCCCAGTTGTAAAAGTTTACTCCAATAGTCTGTTGTTGCCCTTCATTTAAGGGTTCAAATGTTGTGCTAGTAAGTGCGGCAGACTTAGGGGCAGCACCTGCACTTAACGATCCTACTAATCCTGCTATTATTGACATCGGTTATTCCTATTATATTAATCGTTCAATGCTGATAAAGTTTTTCAAATAGCCAGCACCGATCATTAGTGTGACTCTGTAAAACTTCTGGTTAGTGTAGTCGCTGATTAGATATGTTGAACCATCACCTGCGTTAGGAAAACTCCAACCAAACCATGAAGTGCTAGGAGTTGTAGTATAAGCAGGTCCTGGATAGCCAGTTGCTGATCCACCAACACCGTTGATATATCCAAATGTTCCAGAAATACTGAGATTCACTGTTCCACTAACTGTAGCGCATGACAAACCTCTATTGCCCGTTGTTGTCACAGTAAATTTAAGATTGTCTAGGGTGACAAATTGTCCAGCATCAACATAACCGGCCGCAAAACCTTTAAGGCCTATGCCAGCAGTTCCAGCAACGCCTTGGATACCTTGTATTCCTTGTGGTCCTGTTAATCCTATTGGTCCCTGTGCGCCTACAGCACCGTCTTTACCGGGAACGCCTTGCGGACCTGCGGGGCCGATACTACCATCTTTACCAGCTGGTCCTGCGACACCTTGAGGACCTTGAGCTCCGTCTTTTCCGGGCAGTCCGTCTTGTCCTGCAGGACCTTGTGGGCCCATTGCTCCTGGAACGCCATCTTGACCCGCGGGTCCTTGTTCACCTTGAATTCCTTGTTCACCGCGTTCTCCTTGAATACCCTGTGGACCAGTCACCACATTGCCACTGACTGTGACAACTTCTCCAGGATCGCCCTTGTCACCTTTTTCGCCTCTAGGTCCCTGTGGACCTACGGGTCCTGTATCGCCCTTTGGTCCTTGCGGACCTGCTACTACGTCTACAGTTGTATTACTAGGTGCAGAAACTCTTGCGGCGCCTGACATTCTTGTTGGAGTTGTAGTAGTGCCAGTGTCAACTGTGGTAGACTCAACTAGCATGTTGGTATTTGATACAGCTACAGGAGCATCGACTGAAGTCACAATCCAGAAGTCACTGCTCATGTTAACATTTTGTATAACCTGATAAGGCATATAGAAGTAGCCACGATCGCCCCAACCTGTGCCCCATGAATTGCGACATATAAAACGTCCACCGTTTAGGTTATCGTTATAGCCCACAATGGTCACAGCGTGTCCGCCTAGATATTGTTCAGTGTTGACATTGGGATATGGCATCATGCCTGTGTTGTTGTTAACAGGATACTCAAAACTTTCGTAAACATCAAAACCAATGACCACTGGATAACCTTGGCTTAAGGCTGTTTTAACTCCAGCAAAGTTAGTCACACGTTGATAAGCAGTGGCTTTTCTTTTTAATCCATCTGTATAGGCAGCATTAGTAGGTTTGGTTCTAAAACGTGAAATATTATAAGGCCATAGGCTTTCTAATGGTGCACCTTTTTTGTTAACTACCTTGATACCGTCACGAATGTAAGCACCCGAGTCTGAGTTAACTGTGCCTTCTAATACTCGTTCTTCGTAGTAGATAAACAAGCGACTAACATCAAGTTGCTTGTTTCTTTTTCTATACATCAGTTCCATGATGCCAGCAATAGCATTGCCTGTGCATGAACCTAGTTGTCCTTGATCTTCAATTGGTGAGCAGTATTGACGTAGGTCAACACTTGTAGGTAATGCCACACTAGGTGCCGCATAGATATGATCTCTGGAATCTGGTTTATCTCTAAGCCAGTGATATTTTGGTAAGCTGATTCTTGATGGACGTGGCATAATTAACTCGGGAAGTCTGTGCTAGCAGGAACGTTGTGAACATCAATTGGATGCAGACCGGTAGCATCGACTAATGGATTAGTTCTACCCAATAATAGTCTTGTGTCTGATTCAACTCCATATGTTGTTGAAGGTGTAAATGATGCTGTATACTTGGCTGTCGTGCTGATTCTCAACATGGCCAGTTTACCATAGAAGTATTGTGAATCGACTGTTGGGCCTCTACGACCTATGGCTAGATCTGTTGAATTGTTAGATAATAGGTCTGAATACCAGTCAGTTTGGTATACTCCGTTATAATATATCTTGGCACGGTCAGTGCCTTCAGCCACAACGGCCACGTGTGTCCATACTCCAGGTGTAGGCTCGCTGTATATAACTGTGCCGCCTCTGAATATTAAATGTTCATTAGTATAGCCCACATCAATATTATGATCACCATACCCTTGTGAAACTACAGTTCGTCCTACGCCAACGCCAGTGCTGGCATTAGCACTCTTGCTCCAGAACTCGATTGTATAGGTGTTTCCTAAATTCCAATCGCTTTGTGTATTTTGAGCTATTAGGTATGTGGCTCCGCTTCCTACAAAGTTTAAACTCAATGCAAGTGGAGTCACACCGTATCGGGTAGCATAATCGTTGTAGAAGCTGGTTGCAATCGTTCCCTCGTCCATGGCAAAGTTAGCCATGTAAGTGAAGCCTATGTAGCCAGTAAAGAAGTCGCCGTGGTTAGTATCGTTTGTTTGACCAGTGTATGCACCGATATTTAACGGTTTATCGCTATTGCCAAGACTGCAACCGTTGGTTTCTAAGACCTTAACACCGTTGACAAAAATTCTCGTAGCGTAAGGGCCTATAGTGACAGCAACCTGTTGCCACTGTCCTGCAACTATTGTTCCTGGATTAGTGGTGCTGTTGATAAGAGACCAACCGTCGCCTGGGCCACCTAGTAAGTTAAGGGCACCGTCGGATTGTATTTTTAACAAGTAGCAAAATACCTTGCCAAAGATAACTTGACTACCACTGATAGCATCTGGTTTGATCCAACTGACAAAAGTTAACGAACTAAAAGTTGAGTTTGCCAGCGTAGGAACTGTGGCCCAAGCACCGCTACTGAAGTATAATGCTCCGCCGTTGTCGTTTACTCTTGCTATTGAGTTGGTAGTAGCAGGATGTCCAGCTCCGCTGCCATCTGGCCATATGCCGCCTGACCAGTCGTGTGGCTCAAGACCAAACAGGGTGCTTGGTGTTTGGCTAGTGTCAAGACAGTAGAATGGTCCTTGTTGAGGGACCAATAGTGTGCCAAACTGATCTTCTATTCTCACATAGTAGGTTAAATTACCATCTGTGACGCTGTCAGCATTAAAGGTAAAAGTCCAACCATAAGTGCCACTAGCAGTGGGTGGAATAAACATACCGCTACTTGTGACCTGACTGCTGTTTAGTTGACTGCTGCCGTTGGTCAAATACCAATAGACCGAGGTGCCATTCCAGTTGCTAAAATCTAGGTTAACACCGTTTGTTTGTCCTTCGTTAACTGTTGAGTAGTTAATACTGTTCCAAGTGACTGACGGTGAGCCACCGCCAGCTAAGGATCCCATTAAAGCTCCTACGATCATAGCAACTCCTTAGTTTAAACCAGGACCTGCAATCATCCATTCACTGTAGCCATCGGGTGTGCCATCATTGTTAGTGCCCTGGAATATTTTCAACAAGGTGACCATTGACCAAGCTGGTATATTCCAACTATAACTACCATCACCATTAGCACCAGATAGATACATATAGTCGTCATTGCTTTCGCTGTATATGTTAATACTATTCTGGTTAGTGATAATCACAATAGTAGTTCCTACTGAGAACGGCACTTTATTAGAATTAGGAATAGCAATATCTGAACTTAGGCTACCGTCCATATAGATATGATGTCCACGATCTTCCATGCGTAGGAAATAGTCGTCGCCACCTCTGTTGGTTATACTGATGTCAACTTGTGGAATGTCCTGACTACTTGTGCTCTGACGAGTTCCGTCTTCGAACACAATCTCTTTAACACCAGTGATGTCAGCACCACCTTCTTCGAGCACATGTTCAACCTTGCCTTCTAAGGTGCTAGCATAGATCGTCATTGGGCCAGAGTAGCCGTTAGTGTAGCCGTCATGCTGATTGTTATTGCTTTCCTGCCAATCAGTTGGATAATTTTCTTCAATCAATACGTGTTGACGGCTAGGTAAACGATCGCTAACATCACGAACGATTAAAACATCGCCACCGAATGTATCGTTTTGAGTCCAATGTTCGCTGCCAACTTCAACTTCATCATAGTAGTAGTTGCCAAGATTGCCAACGCCTGTTCCATCGACTGGTAGTTGAGCAACAACTGCAACACCATCATCATAGTTGTTCCATGCATCAGCTTGTGCGCCGATAATCATCTTGTCGCCAGCAACAGCTAGACTACCGCCATACCAGTCGTTATAACTGTTATACATGCCGTTGTTAGACCATAACAAGCGTTGGAATAGGTGATTACCGTCCTTGTCAAGTTTTGCTATCTGTATGTTATTTTGATAGCCTACTCTATCAGTTTGGGTATCGCTAGAACTTTGTTCACCTGACACTATGACGTTTTGATCAGCGTCTAGAGCAATGCCAAAGGTGCTGCCATAGTCGTTGTAGTAGTTGAGTTGGACTAGCCATACAAAATTACCGTCGCTGTCTAATTTGATTACTGATGGATCAAAACCACCATTCCACCATGGGCTAGTCATAACAGCATAGATGTTGCCATCTGTATCAGTGGTCACACCCCATACTGTGTTGTCACCTTCATGACCGTCAACTGCTTTAGCCCATTGACGCTCACCTACTGAGCTATACTTGGCAATGAATGCTTGTTGTGGGTAAGAACCCCAGTCAGTGGTATTACTGCCTAGATCTAAGTTGTCACTACGTCCGCCAACAACAATGTTGTCGTCCATGTCTACAGTCACACAGTCGATGCTGTCGTAGTTGGCTTCGCCGCCAACAGACACGTGCCACTGTGGAGTCCAGATAAATCCGTCACCATCTGTTTCGTGCCATACAGTATAGCTATCACTTTGTGAATAATCGTAGCCATTGTCCATGTCTAGTTTAATGCGAGTGCTTTGTCCTTGTCCGCCAACAGTAGCAGTATCAATTGCGGTTCCGTCTAAGACGGTGATAGTAATCTCTGCATCATTGACAGTGTCAACACCGCCTAGTAGACTACCAAGAACTTTTACAGTATCACCAACTGAGTAGTTTGAGCCACCGCTGTTTACACTGATAGAATAGGCATTAGTTGTTGGATTAGCAGTTATAGTAAATGTAGCATCTGCACCTACAAGACGTGTATAGGTCACTTCGGTATAAAGACCAAATCCGCTAAAGCCAGTTTGATTCCAGCTGATAGTGTTAACAGTTTGTATAGCACCGCTACCATCAATTGTGGCCACTTCAAATACTAGATCATGATCTGGAGTCACTCCGTCAGTAAATGCTGTTCCAAGAACCTTAAAGCGATTGCCTACCTTGTAGCCAGTGCCATGATATCCAGCGGCCACTGTGACTGCGGCAGGAACACCGTCTGCAAGCACCACATCAAATCTAGCACCAGTGCCTTCTAATGTTGTGTTGATTGAAGCAACGTTTGAGAATTTGTTAACATACCAAACAACATCGTTGCCCACATACCAGTATCCAGCACCGTTTGGATATTCAATGTCTACACTGACTTCGTCACGATTAAACACTGATTTGTTAAGAACTAGAACACCTGAACCACTGCCTGGCAATCCACCACCACCGTTGGTGACGTTGTTAAATTCATCGTAGTTGCTATTCAAATAACCAACTACAACAGGAGTGCCGTCGCTCTTTAGAGCAAGACCTAATGGAGTCATATCTGCATTGCCAGAGCCGCCACCTGGGCTTCCTGGATTTACTCCAGAATCACGAACGTGAACTACGCTCTTCAATGTGCCGCTACCGGCATCTAGCGTGAATAGGTTAAAGCCTTCTGCACCGTCCCAGAAGTGTAGGTTATCGTCATTGTCATGACCTACCGCTACAATGGTATCGTTGTTGGCATTGTAGGCCACAGCAACCATGTCTGCGCCCCACTGATCTAAGTTATTACCAGCAGACCATACAATATTACCTTCGCTGTCGATTTTCCAGATTAGAGGAATATCATTACCAGTATCACTGTCATTCCATTGCTCGTTTTGGTCATACCAGCCGCCTACCGCATACACGTCACCGTTAGCACCTGCGGCAACACCGTTGATCCAAGTATCACCGCCTGTGTTATTACCTTCGTGACCGTCATTGCCAAATTGTCCAATGCTGGTAATATGACCTTTATGTTTACGGCTTAGGGCTAGTCCACCATTTTCTGGTAGGTGTAGCTTGTCACCTTCTAGTGTCATGGTCTTAACACGTGATGTGTTAATGTGAGCTAGGTTATAAGTGTCAGTATTTTGATCAAATGTCACTTCTCCGTTAGTGACCACAATATCAGCTGTGTTAGTAGATAATGGATTGATATAGCCGTCATCATCTGTGGCCAAAGTCATTTCAAAGATCTTAAATGTGTTGTCTTTGAAGACCCATCCGTCTTTGACAAAATCTGTTCCTGACTTGTCTAACTGTGCTAGGAACGGTTGGTTATACCAGCTTTGATTATCAACAAAATTATTACCATAATCCCAC